TTCCAATCTTCTTCTCATACATCGCAGCATTCTCTGAGATTGTGGGAAGTTGGTTGGTCATCTTCGGACTTGGCACTCGTCTGGGTGCCTTGGCAATCTTAGGCACAGTTTCTTTTGGAATTTATCATGCCTTAGTTACAGCAGGATTTAACATCTATTTGTTAGAACTCTTAGTTCTTTACTGGGGAGGTGCAGCGTGTATCGTCCTCAATGGCGGTGGTAATTTCTCACTAGATTACCTTATAAAACGGAGACTTACAAATGATTAAAGGACTATTCACTTTTATGTTCGCTGCTCTAATGTGGGTGCAAGTCCCACAGTGGAGTGATGATTGGTCTAAGTGTGCCGTAGATGTACCAGACACAGCATGTCATTGGTATATCACAGCACCCGATAGCACCATGGGTGAAGGATTTAGTTGGGCAAATGCTCCGTGGTTTAGTGTTGAGGGTCTCCGTGATGTTGGAGAACTTCATGACACTATGACATCACTACAAACTGCGAGCGAAGCATGAATCATTATCTAGTTTTCGTATATGGTGTATGCTTTGCTCTTATTGGTGGTGCCGCGTTCGCAATGATGTGGGCAAACATTATGTCAATTGATATGAAACCAAAACCAGTCAGGAAAAAACATCCTGAAGCACCTGAAGCAGGTGAAGAGGTAATGTATGTGGATTTGACAAGAGAAAAATTGGAAAACCTTTACAAAGAAAACAAATAATGATATATAAAGGGCGTATCAGTCGCCCTTTTTTAATGAAAATTTTTCTAGATACAGCAGATACTAAGGTCATCAAAGAATATTTTGAGACAGGGTTAGTAGATGGTGTAACAACCAATCCTACTCTTATTATGAAGAGCGGTAGAAATCCAGAAGATGTATATCAGGAGATTAAAGATATTGGAGTTAAAGATATCAGCATGGAAGTTGTTGGTAATTTTGTTGATATGTATATGGAAGGATCAAGACTTTCCCAAAAGTTTGGTAATGTATGCACGGTCAAAGTTCCTTGTACCCGTGAGGGTTTAAAGGTCTGTAAGGCACTATCTGATGAAGGTATCAAGGTTAACGTCACACTCATCTTCTGTGCCGCTCAAGCAGTCCTAGCAGCAAAGGCAGGGGCAACATATGTTTCTCCCTTTGTAGGACGTTTAGATGACCAGTCAGTGGCAGGTCTTGAGGTTGTCAGATCCATATCTGAATTGTATCGTATTCATGGTATTAGGACTCAAGTTCTTTCAGCATCTATTCGTAACGTGCAAAGAGCTGTACGTTCATGGTATAATGGTGCTAGTATATGTACTATGCCACCTAAGGTATTTGATCAAATGTACGATCATATTCTCACAGACAAAGGTCTGGAAATTTTTGATAACGATTGGAAGGAGGTTCAAAAATGACATTCACAGTATATTCAAGGGACGGTTGCCCCTATTGCACTAAGGTCGTTCAGGTGTTACAGTTAGCAGAACAGAAACACGTCGTGTATAAATTAAACAGGGACTATACAAGAGAAGAGTTCTATTCTAAATTTGGAAATGGATCTACTTTCCCACAAGTTCTTGTTGATGATACATCTGTCGGCGGATGTACTGAAACAGTAAAGTATCTTAGGGAGCAAAAATTAGTCTAATGGAACAGAACCTCAGCGACATCTTTGATTTAGTTGAACATGCTATTGATAATGCCTTTGAGGGACGACTGAACTTAAAATTCTATGATTACTTAAAAGATACTAAAATTAAAAAGCACGAAATTGATTCATTTATTGAAAGCACCACAGCCGCAGAACTCAAAGATCTTACAGTTGAACTTGATGAGTATATCAAAGGTGGTGTTGACAGTGAACACAAACAACTTCGCGAGGGTTATGGTCACATCCCTAAACCTCAAGCAAGAAAGATAAAAATTTATTTGTATGGCATCCTAGAGGATGCATGGAGGTATAGGTATGACCGACGACCTGGAAGACGAAGAAAACTTTCTAAATAAATCAGAACCTCATATTAATCGTGGGGTAGAGTTGCTTCTACGCAACAGGAGGGCAAAACCAGAACAACCAAAAACTTTTCAGATAAAGTTTGGTAAGATGGTCGCTCTGTTTAGAAGAGAGATTGTATTACACCTGAACTTCTATCTGGACATCAGGAAGAAATAATCTCCGGAGTATAAAAATGTTAGCAGTAGCACTTACAATTGGAACTCTTGTTTCAATTATGTTCTTTTTTGTAGGAGGTGTGGTAGGATGGTTAGCAAGAGAAAACACCTGGGTAAATCAACCAATCTATACTCATCCAGAGATGTTTGACGAAAATGGAAATGTATTACCCGACGAAATTTTAGCAGTACGATTTGAAAACGATTATGAACCCCACGAAGACGACGACGAAGGTTAAACTTCCCCCCAATCCTTTTATTCATGAGATCCTTGATCTTGTTGTTAAACAACGTTCAAAGGCAAAGAAGATTGATATTTTAAAAGAGTATGAAAATGATGCTCTAAAGACAATCTTTATCTGGAACTTTGATGACACAGTTGTCTCTGTTGTTCCAGAAGGTGAAGTTCCATTTAAGAAGAATGAAGTTCCTATAGGAACGGATCATACTTCACTTAGACGTGAACATAAAAATCTTTATCATTTTGTTAGGGGTGGTAATGATAGTCTTTCTGCTATTCGTAGGGAGACTATGTTGATTCAATTACTTGAAGGACTACACCCTGAAGAAGCAGAGATTATTTGCTTAACAAAAGATAAAGTTTTACAATCTAAATATAAGATAACATATGATATGGTCAAAGAAGCTTATCCAGATATCCAATGGGGAGGCCGCTCATAATGGCAAATCAGTTGGGAGAAGCGCCCCAAAGAATAGAGAAGAAGGAAATGGAACAATCCAATCAAGAAAAAATAGAAATTGTTGCATCTGATTATGATTGTCAAATTCTTCTTGAGAAAACAACAATTGAAACTGCAAATGATAAGTCTTTTCCTACAGACGCAAGACTTATCTGGTACGTTGTTGATGGTGTAGAGTGTATAGACCTTACTCGTTGTAATAAAGTATCAAAGATGTTTGATATGTATTATGATAGATATGGTAAAAGTTCTGTACAAAGAATTGATTTTGGATATGGATCTATCAATCCAAGACTCTGGGGCAATAAACCTAAAAAAGAAAGCAAAAGAAAATGAAAGACGAGGATCTTAAAGAACATATTAACTCTTTGATCCGAGATGAAATCCAAGATGTGATCAATGATTTTGTTGAGGAAGAAGAAGAGTCAAAGAAAAGTGGTCTTGGGTTTGTTAAAACTGACGAACAGAAAGAGTTAAAAGTCAACGTCTCTCAAAAAGAGATTGACAAAATCATTAAAGATTACAAACTCATTAAAAAAAGTCAAAGATCTAATCTAACTCAGATTAAAAAGTTAGCGTTAGTTGATAAACACGGCAACCCTTTGAAATAAATACAATAGCAGGACTGTAGCATATGCTTTCTACCCAATATCGATTGCGTCTAGAGGCAATCTGTGAAAAGATTGTGTCTGGAGATGTGGTTTCTTTAGATGACATGATTTGGGCAAATAAATTAGCAAAGTCAAATCAAAGTGCATCATCGATACTAAGGAAAGCACGTAGGCAAGCAAGAAATCCTGACATGCAAGAGGGTGGTCTTGATGATTTTATGAACCAGATGGACCTTGGGGACCCTGATCCATCTAATCATTCATCAGGGTTCGGTAGTCCAGACGATATTGTAGATTGGTTTTCGCACGAAAAAACTGATGATTGGAGACAACGTGATTGATTATGTCTGTGTCCAGACATGGGATCCCATCTTTGAATGTATGTGCTATCATTGGGTACACAAGTCCGAAAAGAATCCCGTGCAATTCGTAAAAAATCTCAACCCTAATGAGGTAGTTCTTTGAAGCAACTATTCATTGTTGATATTGGTAATGGAGAATGTGTAACTCATGATGGATATATCCAGATTGGTGTCTTCAGTCACACAGTTGAGAAGCATCTTGAATTAAACCCTCTGGTTAACTGGCAAGTAACTTATTGGATGCCTGATATTTGGATGAATAGATATAAGAGAGTATCATTCCAAAAAACTGAAAAGAAAAATGAAGGTTCACCCAGAACCGATAATGCAGGAGATAGTCGTCCAAGAGACTTTCCAGATCAAGCAACTTTAAGATTAGAAAGAACCTTATGAATAGGAGGGGAACATAGTGCAAGCAGTAATTTACAGTAACGGTAGTCAAGAGTGTGAAAGAGCTGGTATGCTCTTGAAAAGTATTCATGAAGATTTCCATGAATACTTCTTGGATGAAGATTTTACAGAGAAGCAGTTTCATGCAGAGTTTGGTACAGAGGCTGAATACCCCCAGGTTGCTATTGGACTTAAGCATCGTGGTGGTCTTAAGGAGACTCTGCATTATTTGAATAACCACAATTATAAATGTTCGTGTTGATACCAAGACACTTGACTAAATAATGTATGAGGTCTATAATAGACCTAACGTTCATCCCGCTCTAGGGTGGGACGCAAGTAAGTCGCGGAACGGAGCCGTTCATCCCATGATTGATTTTCTCTTATATACAACACTTAGTTGTTCTGATGCCGATAGCATTATGCTACGGATGAGAAGTAATGAAGATCTTAACAATCAAGTTAGGATTGAGTTAGTAGAAGTTCTTAAAGAATCTACACCTGAGTGCTATTGGGACGCAAACGACTAAAGGAACGGACCTAAAAATCCAACTACTTTAGGAGTACCTACAATGAACACATTAAACATAATCAAGAAGCAGATCAATAAAGTATCTGCCCTGCACGACGCACAGATTAGTCACACCTCATATCGTGGTGTTAATACTAAAATTACGAGCGTCAAACCAAGTGAATTGCATGGTAAATTTACATACCGTGGACATACTTACACTAAGTAATTGCCAAATCAATTGAATAGTGTTAAAATGGGAGGGAAACCTCCCATTTTTTATGGAAAGAGATAAACTAAAACTGATAGTAAGAAATCTAAGATTGCTGGTTGATGCTCTTGAGTCCGAAGTGTATTCGGATACTGATTCATACACGACCAAACAGGAAAACTTTGATGACCCTACTAGCAACTATATTTTAGACTACGACGAAGTTTTTGAGGACGACGATGGATAAGATAGATACACAAGGAATGAGTGTTCCTAGTGATGGTAAATCAAAATCAAAAAAAATCCATCCACCACTGGTGATACCAAAACGAAATGTCTTTACTGATTTAGAAAGACAAGAACTAAAAGACATTATTAACGAGACACTTGATGAACGAGAACAACGTAAATCTAATCAGCGTAACTCCTGATGCTGAGAAGCACATGGCATACTGTGCCAGGGTAAGTAATCCAAACAA